TTTTTTATATAATAAAAGATTATATTTTTTTTTTGATTGTTTCTGTTTTTGTTAATATTTTTACAGTTCTTCCATCTATTTTATCAGTTGTTTTTTCTGTTGTTGTTTGAATCATTGTTTTTTCACTTTTTTTGTTAGATTTTTCTTCTTTCTCTTTTTTAGGTTCTTCTGTTTCTTTCTTATTGTATGTTTTACTTGCTTTCATTACTGCTTCATTATGTGTTAATGATGAATTTTCTTTTTTTGTTTTTGCTAAATGTTTTATCCATTCCTGATTTTTTTTAGAACCTTGTCCTGTTATTTTTTTAACACCTCTCGCTAACCCTACAACAAATTCACTTATTTTTTGTTTCCACGCTGGTATTTTTTTAGATAATTCTACTACATCTTGTTTAACAAATTTTTTATCATAAGTTGCATCTATAGAATCTAAAGCATTCAATACGAAATCTTGACAGTTATTTTTTAATGGATGATATCCTTTAAATTTTGCATCTCCCATTCGTCTTTTTGTCATATCAACAAATTCATTAATAGTTATATCTTTATTAAATTGAACTGGTGATGTTTCTGCCTTTTTCAAAAATGAATTTTTATTAACTTTTACAAATGTATAGGATTCTTGTTTATCAAAAGCATATTTATCATTTATTAAAATACCTAAATGAAAAAATTTATCGTAAGGTTGTTTTTTTAAGAAAGCATCTACTTTATCGTTTGTTAATTTATTTAATACTTCAACCAATTTATTATCTAATGGTTTTCTGAAAATTTCTATTTTTTTGATTTTTTCTTTTCCAAATTTTTTAATATTTCTGTCAGTTTTAGATCCAAATAAAAATGAGAGACCACCTTCTATTTCTTTTTTAGATTTATGTTTAGGTGCTGGAAGTGGTTTAATAACATCATCATTAAAAGTAATTCTTTTTTTACTCATAAATAATTTATATATTAATAGTTTATATTTTTATTATAACAAAAAAAATATAATTTAAATTATATAACATAATGACAATAGAAAATTTTTATAAAAAATCAGGAATGTCTAAATATTTAATTAAACAAGATAACCCTAATTTACATCTTCATAATCTATCTGTGCTTCCTTTTAGGATGGTTGTAGTTGCTCCTTCAGGTTCAGGAAAAACTAATTTTATTTTGAATATGCTTCAAAAATTTTCAGCAGGTAAAGGCACATTTAATACAATTACAATAATAACTAAAAATAAACAAGAACCCTTATATGAATGGTTAGAAGATAAAACAAAAAAAACAGTTAAAATATTAGAAGGTATTGAAAATATACCATCTTTAGATAAATTCAATAAAGAAGAACAACATATCGTCATTTTTGATGATTTAGTATTAGAAAAAGACCAAAAAAAAATGAATGAATTTTATATTAGAGGTCGTAAAAAAGGAGTTTCTGTATGTTATTTATCACAAAGTTTTTTTAAAATTCCTAAAGTTATTAGAACAAATTGTAATTATTTCGTGATTTTAAAATTATCAGGAAAAAGAGATTTGAATCTAATTTTAAGTGAATTTGAATTAGGTGTATCAAAAAAAGAACTAATGGATATGTATGAATACGCCACAAAAGAAAAATTTAATGTTTTACTAATAGATGTTGAAGCACCAAAAGAAACTAAATTTAGAAAGAACTTTTTAGAATATATTCAACCATAAATTTTATTATTAATGATTTTTTTACTTACTTAAAATTTTAATTTTATTATATATAATTTTTAAAATTTTGAGTAGGCATTTTAGACTCACGAATTACTCAAATTTATATACCTATATTTTTAAGTAATTTATGAGGACTAAAAAATTATATTTCTATACTTTTTGTTTCTTCTGTTCCTTTTTTTTCATTTTCTAATAATTTATTTTCTTTAATCGCTTTATTAATTGGATCCAATATTTCATCAATAAAATCAATACCTAAAATATTCTGTGTTATTACATAACCATTTATTATTTCACCTAATATATCGCCTTTTATTTCATCTAAATATTTGTGTTCTGTATCTATATATTGATTTCTTACTGGTGTTAATTATTTTGAATAAATATATGTTTTTTCAGGTGTTCTAAAAACCTTTATAGACATTTTCAAAAAAGAATTATATAAGTTCAATACTAAAAGATTCATTATGTATATAATTAATATATATATTTTATTTTCTATATTAATTTATATATTAATTATATTTCATATGTATCCCCAACTTTCATATTATTACGAACACAGAGATTATAAATTACAATATCAAAAAGAATATTATCAAAAAAATAAAGAATGGATTACTAAATATTATAAATCTTACTATGAAAAAAATAAATCTATAGATAAAAAAAATAAAAAAAAAAAATCAAAAAAAAAGAATAAATCTGAAAAACCTATTATTCAACAAGAAAAAAGAGTATTTTCTTTAGTTGTAAGTTTTGATTAGATAAATCTATAATTTGTTATTATATGTATTTTCAATATTGAAAAATAAACATAATAAAAAATAAACATTTATAATATAAATATACATAATTATTTAGGAATACTCCAATCATTATCTTTTAATCTTTTATTGTAATCTTTTATAGATGCTTTTAAAGTTTCTTTATTCCATAATATAAACATACTTAAATAACCAGCCCTTTTAGGATCATCTGTTTCTAAATCTTTCTCGTGTCTTTTATTATAATTTTCTTTTCTTTTTTTATCTTTATGGTCTATAAAAGTCCCAAATTTAGGATTTGTTAATCCAAAATTAACTTTAGTATCATCACTAAAAATTGCTCTAAATCTCTTTTTTCCATTGATTTCTTCAACTTTATCTAATTTATAATTATAGACTCTATATTTATTAAATTCTTTTTTATCTATTTTTCTTGATGGTCCATCCATCAAAACAGAACATAATCTCGCATATCCCCACGAATAAGGATTTTGTTTAGGTCTGCTTCCTGATGTTTGATATGCTTTCATACCTTTATTTTTTATTAATTCTTGTCCTTTTGTTCTTAATAAATTTTTATCAATCCAATCTGTCTCTGTAATTTTATGGTCGTATTTATCTTCAAATTGTTCGCACCAAGGGCTTCTTTTAGATTCAAATTTAACGTCTTTAGGTCTATCTTCACCTTCAAAAATAGATTTTATTTGTTTTTTTAAATCGTCTCCTTTTAATCCTTTTACATATGTTTCAGGAACACTTCTTTTTTTATTTTTATAAGTAATCATAACTTTTTTATAACCATTACCATAAATCATATTTATATAATAATAAATAACAAAAAAAAATATATTTACTTAATTTTTTAAAATTTATATATAATAAAATTAAAATTTTAAGTAAGTAAAAAATCTAATTAAATATATATATATATAATGAAACTTCCAAAATGGTTAAAAAAAATAATAATTGATATATTAGACGATGATGAATTGATTTACATTATTTTTAAATCTTTACATTATTTTAAAGAAAAAACTGATAATGAAATAGATGATTTTGTAATAGAATTTTTAGATAAGAAATTTAATTCTAAAAGATTAACTTCTTTCGATACATTAAAAAAAGATTAATTTCTAATTTCCATATTTTCAATATCTACTTTTATTTCATCCCCATTTTTAGTAATATCATTTACATCTGCTATCTTTTTAGCCTTTTCAAATACTTTATCAAGTCCTTTAGGTTCTTTGTTAGGTTCTTGAAAAAATAATTTTAAAATAAATTCATTTTTCTTCCAATCGACTACTTCATCTAAATCTTCAAATAAATCTAAAAAGACAGCAGTATCTAAATAAATATTTCCAGTTCTATTATAAAATTTATTTATAAAATGTAAATAAGCCATTACAAACCAACCACAAGCATCACTCATTAATGATTGAATATTTTTAGTGGTATAGTTTAATTTCTTTTTAAATCTTTTTTCAACAACTTTTTTTATATCTTCAGGAGGAGCCATTCCATAAGAATCAAAATAAAAGGGTGTTATTACTTTATTTACTTTTCCTATATGTAATCCTACCCAATGACTTCCTATATTAGGATTTCCATTTTCATCGAATTCATCCATCAAATTGATAACATAACTTTTATTTGCTTCTAAATCATTAGGTTCTAAATCATCTTTAAAATAAACACCTTTCAGAGGAATTCCCATTTTAGGATCCAATTCTAACATTTGAAAATTATTTAACATTTTTATATATATATTATATGATAATATTTAAAATACTAAAAAATTTATACACTTTTTTTTTAGTATTTCCACTAAACTAAAAATAAGGCTTCAAAACAACAAAATAACATCTTAATTAAATAATCAATTATTTTTTTTATTTTTTTCATACATTAGATTCTAACTTTTTAATAGCCTCTTCCATTTTTTCATTTTGTTTTATTAAAGTTTGTGCTACAGAAATTAAGGGACTTATTAATTCATTGTATCTTAAACCATAAGAATCATTTTCTTCATCATTTACATACAATCCCCAATCGAAAGGCATTGCTTTTTTAACTTCTTGAGCGATGAGTCCTGTATGTGTTTCTTGATTTTTACCTTCCTTCCATTTATAAGATACTGGATTCAATTCTTTTACAAAGTCAATCATTTTTTCTTCATCTAAAGTTTGAATCCAATTTTTTTGTCTTTCGTCAGAGGTATTTATCGTGGCGTTTGTGGCGAATATTTCACTGAACCTGAAAGATGCACTACCAATATCATAC